TTAACAATGTATCGAGAAGCCTCGACCACTTCCAACTCAGTTGCAATGCGAAACGAAGGATAATCTTTAATAAACTTTTCAAGTCTCACCTCTACTGGCTCGTAATCGGATAAATTAAACATAGAGATCGTTCTCCTCTGTAGCCAGTTGCCCAGCTAGTGCTCCGTAGCTGCATAAATCGATCCATGTGTCGATTTGATGTGCTGATTGATTAGTCCTTGCAAGTTTAACCAAGACCATGATCCCTGCCACCTGATAGTCGTGAATTGGTGTCTGTAGGTATGCACTGAGGAGCATTGCTGTGTGTTGCAAGTTATCCGCAGGGTGACCATACGAAAGCCCACGCTGACTGATCGTGTCGGTTGCTGAGAGTAAGATTTCATTGGCTTTCATTCTTGCCAGAACCCTTGACGGCTTAAATCGCGACCACGCACATAACCTTCGCGCCTTCCGTCCTTAAAGCCTTGCCAATACCAGATGAAGTTAGTAGCTAAGAATAAGCCAATTAGTCCTATAATCGTAATTGAATTAATGATCATGCTGCCACCATCGCCTTCTTGACCAAGCTGATCAATTCAGCGCGTGTGTTGTAACCCTGTTCTGCACAGATTTTAAGTTCTTTGATTTTGAACTCAACTGTCTTTGGGTGATGACCCTGAGTAGAAAATAACTCAAAAGCTAAACGCTCTAATCTGCGATCTAATAAGTTTTCCATTTGAGTACCTATCTGCATCCAGTGCCCTTGACTGGCTTACTGAATTAGAGTCTCACGCTCATCCGACAAAGTCACGCACATTCGTGTAACGAAACGATAACGATTATCTAGGTCTGCCGTATGACTTTCCAGAGACGATGAATGTGCCGTCCTTCTCAATGTTGATTAAATCTACCTGCACCTTAGATCCATGCACATACATAATGGCGAAGGCTTGCTGCCAATTAGCCACGCCCTTTGTGTAAGCAGCTTGCTTAAAGTCCATGAGATTGCCTACCTCGACACCATGCAGGACACGCCCTATACGCCCCCCAGAAGCCTCTGAGAAGGCTGATCTGCCTGCTCTGTGTGTATGACCTGAGATAACATTCTTACCATGCCTACGGGCTGCTTCTAGGGCTGATAGACCCCCTTGTGGCTTGATTGGTGTGTGATCTCCATGCACTGCAATCCAGTTAGGTGCGATAGCCATCGGGTTCTTGTGAAAGGTAATGCCTAGCTCATCAAACTTCATGAACTTCTCAAAACGAAGCTCTGGCAATGCACCGAAGGCAGGCACTTTAGCCATAATGATGTTATACAAGCGATCTGTGTGATTGCTACGAATGCAATCTGTAACGCCTAGATCCCAGAGCAGCTGAACAGCCTCATTGCGGTCATCATCTAAGGTCTGGGCATAACTGCCCATGCGCCCTTCTTCCCACTTGCTTATCTGTGGAAGGTCAATCTCATCACCAATGGTGACAACCTGATCTGGCTTAAACTTCTTGATGAATGAAGCAAGGTTACGAGTTGCAACCCTGTCATGGTATGGAACTTGTAAGTCCGAAACTACGACAATTCGCTTAATCGTCATCCTCATCGTCCTCGTAATCGCCCAGCTTCTCTGGTTCGATTGGGTCTGGCAAGATCCAGCGAGGGTAAGAGGGAACATCTGTGATCATGAATAGCGCAATGCCTTCAGTAAATCCAGCCTTGCGTAATGACTTCCAATACTCATGCAATCCAATGCAGTAAGCATCGAGCTTGGAATAGCCTTGATCCTCTAATGCCTTAGTGGGTTTCCTTGCCATAGCACAATGCTACCTGTCAAGCAAGATGTTATAGATCTCATCCACTCGCGTGTTGAGTCTTTTGATCTCATTAAGCAGATGCGTGATCACATACCCTGCTAGACCACCGAACACACCTAGACTAGCGATGTAGAAGGTGAAGAAGTCAGACTGTGTCACTTCTTCTCAACCTGATCAATGGCAGCTTCAATCGAATCAACCACGATGTCTGCAACAGACTTCTTAGCGCGGTAAGACTTGATCGCTTGGCGTAGAACAGGGATAGCAATGACTCCACAAGCTCCGGCAATGATGATTGATAGATTATCCATTAGATGCTCCTAACATAGGTACTTGAAAAAAAGCACCATCATTGTCAGCTTCTTTCTTAAAGCTAACATGCATGTGCTTAGTGTGTTTGTTAGCCCCTGTGTATTTGCGCCACTTCCAATTAAGGATGGGTGAGCAGATTTGCCCATCAAAAATGATGTAACTAATACGCTTGTCCTTTTTTGACTTTGATAAGGCACGAAGCTGATCTGCAAGATCGCACATAATGTCTGGTTTTGATCCCTTAAATAGGTCACGATCGATGTCGATGGCACGAACCCATCCCTGCTCATCTGGATTATGATCAGACTTGCGAGCAGCGTGTCGGGTATCACCGATCCAGCCATCCGATGTGCGGTCACGATCTGGGAATGAGTCATCGACTTGCTCCCTTAACTGTGATGCCGCTTTACTTAATTTAGGCTTCATCCGATAAAATTGATGTAATTGATTGTGGATTAGGAGTTAAAAGCAATTCAGCTTCTTCTTGTGTAATTCCTAATTTGTCAAGCAAAACCAATTTCTTATTTTGCAATTCTGCTTCATTTTGCATTGTTAATTCATACAATGCTTTATCCTTGGCAGCTTGTGCTAATTCCTCATCGGTCATTTCACGCTCGAAGATTTCGCCTGTTTCTGCATTATGTATTTTAATTAACATTATTTAACTCCATAAACAGTATAAGTTCCGTTATTCCATGAAGAACCAGCGGAAGTGAAGGTCAGAGAAGTAATACCTGAAGTGCTCACATAAACATAAGAAGTCGAACCAATTGTTTCAGCATTAGTATTAGCATAAAAACGAGTGTTTACTTCAATAGATTTGTATGCAGCTGTGTCTGCGTAATTGTAAAAATTAAAAACTGCGATGTTATTATTATTTCCAGTTTTGTGTGAAGTTCCCATGTTTGGTTGAATAAAAGAGAAACTACCGGGAGTACCTGTTGAAACAGTACCACCTAAGTTTTTTACATACGCGCCTTGATAATAATTTGCAGTAGTATCAGAGTTAATTCTGATACCGCAAACATCATCAAAATTGGTACTATAGGCAGATAAAACGACATACAAACTAACATAAGTTTGAGGAATGCTGCTAACTGTTACCGATCCACCTGTTAATGAACCTGTTGCAATAGATGTCATTCCACCGCTAGATGCTGTAGCCCATTTCAACCCTGTTGAAGCAGTTGAGTCTGCTGTTAAAACTTGACCATTTGTGCCTACTGCTAGGCGTGATGCTGTATCAGCAGCAGTAGCGGCAATAATGTCACCCTTAGCGTCAAAGATCGTTGCAGGAATACCTGTTGCATCTGTTACCCATGAAAAATCCATGTCGGTATTAGATGCCTTAGATAACACTTGACCGGTAGTGCCACCTTTAAGATCGACTAATGAAGCATCGATCGCGTTACCAAGTGTGCGGATGTCTAACGCACCATTTTTGACCAATCCTGTGTTATCTGGGGTTGCCCAGTTAAAGTTAGGTGTGCTCGCCATTATGTTAATGCTCCTGTCGCGTTATTCCAGATAAGTGTACCATTTACGCCTGTCCAAGCTAATGAACTAGGAATGACTGTTTCCCACTGAGTCGTAGATAGTGAGAGATCGGTTGCAGTAATGTATAGGGTGATGTCCACAAATGTAGGTGTTGCCCTAAGAGCCACATTCTCGACAAAGCCCTGAAAGACTCCACCAAGCAAGTTACTAGGCAAATTATTAATCGACACAGGCTGACCAAAATAAACCCCAATCAGGGCATTAAGCATGGCACTAGGAATGTCCGGATTATCCAGACGGAAAGTGATCACATTTAATTGCTCTCTAGGACTACGCCTTAAATTAAGCTCTCTAGAGGCGATGTCGGTGATGTCTGCAAGGTTTTTAATGTTCGAGTCGCTGGACTTCTCAAAAAGCCCATAAGATGCTATAGAGTCGCTATCTGAGGTGCTGTAGGTTGATCCGTATCCTGATCCGTATCGGTAGATAAGGCTGTTACGGATGCGAGAAGTTTGAGTTGTTGAGCTGATAGAGGTCGGTATTGCATACGCGCCATCGAGGAAAGTAAAGCCATTTGCTGCGAGGTCGTTAGATCGGTGGTCTGCATCTGCATAAGAGACATTTCCATCCTTCTCCTCAAAAACAGTACCAAGTGCGCTAGTGGCAATCTGATCTGCAAGTGTCTGAGACTTAGCAGAAGCACTAGCTGCAAGAGCGATCATTGTGTAGAAGCCTGAGTCAATAGTGCCGATGTAAGACTCGGCTGTTTCCCATGTTTGAGTTGCTGGATAGGTATCCCAAGTAAGGGTTGGGGTTACTTCTGCCCATGACAGGTTTAGAGCTGCACCTAAGATTGCTGCAATCTGTGCGCCATCCAAGCCTTCTGCAAGTGCAGTGTTATACACAGCCTTTGTCAGTTTAGCCAGTGAGCCAATGCCCAAGATCGTGCCAGTGGTGATGTACCCAGTTTCCTCTGGGCTTCTGACACCAATGTTAAAGTCTGATACTTCGCCACCGAATACAGTCACATAAGTGCCACTGCCATTCTTTAGCTCTAAAGTAATTGGCTCGGTTACATTGATGGTGAAATCTGCGGCAGTAGTGTTGATGATCTGTACTTGACAGTAACCTGCGGTTGCTTGCCGATCAATGTCTAAACGACCAGATGCAAAAGAAACAGAGGTGACAGTCGTATAGACATCGTCACCTACTGTAATCCGCCATTCTGGAAGCCATGTCATGCGATCATTAAGCCTCTCAAAGTGCCACGCTGGACAGCCTCAGTAATTACATTCTCAATGGCTTCAGCAATCGCATTAGGATCGCCTACTCCAGTATTGACAGTAATGTTCACGCCTGCTGGCACTTGTCGTCCAGAGCCATTGTTGCCTAAGCCTGCACCAGAGCCGCCAAAATCGGTGACAGTCGCTGGAATTGACGCACCAACAAAAGGCTCGTAGCCACCTAGTGTTGCTTGTTGAGCAGCTGTCAATGACTCAAAGGCACTAGCTGCTGTTCCCTTAAAACCTTCTAATGCCCGAGCAACAGATGATGAGGATGGTGCAACAGTTGCAGCCATGCTAGGAATCTTGATCTGTCCAAGCAAAGCGATAGCGTCTTTAAGGTTCTGAAGATTGATGAGATCCTTTGGCATAAGTGTGTCAAGAATTGACTTAATGTCTTGAAGCTTGACATCTTGCATACCAAGTACACCAAGCACTTTAAGATCTGCATTAAGTTTAGCGGTTGCAGCAACGATGGCTGCTTCATCCTTAGAAGCAATAGCATCTTCTAAAGCAAGGATAGAACGCTTGACATTTAAGCGAGCAGTGTCATTAGCAATCTGCAAGACTTGTGCAGCATCTGTTGCTTTACCTAGCTGCTGAGCCTGATTTGTTAGAGCTGCTGCAATCTGGATCTTGTCCAGATCAAAGACATCGTTGCTCTTACCTAGTGCAAGATTAGCCTTGTCAATTACTCCTTGTAGCTTCTTTGCTGTGTTTTGCTTATTAAGCAGAGCCAGTCTTTCTTTCTCTCTGCGTAAGGCTTCTTTCTCCATCTTAGCTAGAAGTTCTTGTTGCTTCTTTTCGGTAAGTGTGAGCTTTGCTGCTTCTTGCTTGTCAGGAATTGTAATGTTCATCCCGAATTGCTTACCAGCAAAACCCTCGAAGATCTGTCTTGGAAGATTCTTTAGATTCTGGATAAGAGTCGGGATTACACCAATAGTCCGACCAGATTGGACTGTGACCTTAGCCAGTGCTGTGGCGATTGACTCAATTACATAAGCTGCATCGGATGCGTCTTTACCGCCACCGACAAGAGCGAAGGCATCTACTAAGCCACCACCGATAATCTCAGAAGCGTTATTAGTTGCAATGCTAAGAACATCAAACTTGTAAGCAGTAGTATCAAGATAATCTTCAGCTGCTCCTGCTGACTTTTTTAGGATAACTGACAAGATGTCATTGAAAGACATTGTGTTAAGTTCAGCCCTTGTTAAGCCTGTGTTGTATTTAATTAGACCTCTAGTAACTCCTACATAACCTTTACCAAGATCCTGTGTAACAGTGGCTAAATCAATGCCAGATGCTCTGCTGATCTGGATTGCATCATTGAGAAGCTTCTGAGACTGGGTCAATGAGCCAGTAGTAGTAAGCAATCCCTGAAAAGCTGGACGAAGAATGTCGTCTGCGATTGATGCTGACTTTTCTAATTTAGCAATGTAATCTGCAATGGCAGGATTAGCAAAGCCAATCCCTAGATTCTCTACTGCTCGACTTAGTCGTGTAGCTGCTGCTTCATCTGCTGCAAAGGCTTTAACAGAAGCCTTGCCATAGGCAATGATTGCAGAAGTACCATAAGCCAGACCTACTGCACCTGCTAACTTCTTGACATTGCTAGTTAGTTTCTGGGTTGCTGTGTCTGCTTGCTTAAAAGCCTTTTTGCCAGTGAACTCGGCTGCTATGTCAATCTTTACATCGGCTGCCATTACTTCACCTTCAATCTTGATTCTAGTTTGTCTTTAGAGGTTTCAATCGCTTTGATAACAGCTGCTGTGGCTTTACCCTGATCTTCAGCCCATGCCCGAAAGATTGCGCGACCCTTTAATTTACGAGATGCGCGTCCTGCTTGACCTTCTGCTCTTTGATAAGCATCCACGATGCGACCTGTTCGATTCATCGCATCGATAAATTGCTGACCAGCATTAGGGTTATTGCTCATAGATTGACCCTTGTTACCTGAGCGAGTCATCTTGCCGAAGTCTGGATGTCGTGGAGCAACCACTGGTGACATCGGAGCTTGTGGTCTGCCTTGTGGATTTACGCGACCAGCAGTCTCATAAATTGCACCTGCTGCTGAAGCATTAACAATGCGAGCAAGGGAACGCCATCCACTGCGATTAGCTTTAGAAGGTGTTGTCTTGTATCCAATGCCACGCTTGGCTGCACCTGAACTCCAGACACGATCAGTACCCCATTTAGTTTCACTAGACCTTGCCCAACCACTAAGAGGAGCTGCGCTAGGAATGAAACCACGCGCTTTGTTGGTAATCGGTTTAAGAATTAAAGCAATTTCTTTTTGAGTTTCTTTAGCAAGATCTGGAGTGAACTCTCTCAGGGCTTTACGAAGTTCGACTGCGCCCTTGACGCTTGCTGGCATCTGCCGACTCCTTTGCTTCGTCCTTTAGACCTTTAACTAGAGCATCTAGCATGATCTTGTCTAATTCCAATAAGTGCTGTGGCGCGATTCCCAACCTAATGCTTAGCCTAGCAATTAGATAGGTGAATGGAAGATCGCGCTTTAAGCTAAAGGGTCTGAGTCAAGCACCTCAACACTTTTAA